GAAAAGGAAACGTCTGGGTTTTGGTAAACCCCAGGGATCTTTCCAAAGGTCACTCTTACCGAAGTAAACAGTAAATGGAAAAGAAAAGAATTAACAGAAAAGAACTTCACCCTGTAAAGGGCAAGGTTTTTCCCTATGAATTCTTTACTCGTCTATTGAGTTGGCTTCATAAAGTTGCTTTATGCAAATATGCTGAAGTAACAACCGTGATAAAGGTTCTGAGAAAGATTAGAACGGTATACGACACACGAGGAAAATCCGAGTGTATCGTATACTGTAAATCACTTCGAAGGTCTTATGTGAATTATCTATTCGATGACCACATAACACCTAAAGGAAGCAATCACTTTTTACCTAAGATCCTTAAACCTTTTGGACACGTAGATATACAGGATAAGAATTACCCTTTAATTAGGCTGATCTTATCTGTATTGTATATCTCACGGTTCATTAGATTAGAACCAAAAGCATCCCATCAATCCATCGAAGATGGCCCTCGTTTTCACGAAGACCCTTCTGATCTGAAAGATGATATGTCTCGGTTCCTTAAGGACTTAGGGGTTAACCGTCATCAACAAGGTAAAATACCTAAAGCCTTGAGATTTAAGGAATTCCACATGACATCTAAATCTGGACCAAATGGGCATGCCCTTTGGACTAGTTATAGAGATCTTGATGAAGTCCCTAAATCTCTCCGCGATTCTATACGCGTAGTGGCTGGTGATAAATTACCTGATTTGATGTCTCGGCTCGAACTTCTCTACCGGGCTATACCATCTTTCTTCGATTCTTATGCTTCCCGTAAGGGAGTTTCAGAAATTCGTAGATTGGCTGTTATAGCTGATAAAGAAGGGAAAAGTCGAGAAGTAGCTATTTTAGATTATTGGAGTCAATCGGCTTTAAAACCTCTTCACTCTTATATATTTAAAATGCTAGATACGATTAACCAGGACTGCACCCACAACCAAATTAAACATATTCACTCAATTAGAACTAACGATTGTTCCCGATTCCATAGCGTGGATTTAACCACTGCTACGGATCGCTTTCCTATCGTACTGGAAAGATTGATGCTTTCTGTTTGGTTTGGAGAAGAGTTTGCAGAGAATTGGCAGAACATAATGGTAGGTTATCCATTTGATTACAAGGGCCGTTATATACGTTACGGAACTGGTAATCCTATGGGAGCTTACTCATCATGGGCTATCTTTTCTTTGTGTCACCACTTCTTTATCTGGAAGGCTTGTAGAAACGCCCGAAAGAATTGGAAGAGGTGCCCTTATATGCTTCTTGGAGATGATATTGTCATTGCTGATGATACCGTCGCCGAAGAATATAAGAAACTCCTTGTATTGTGGGATGTCCCCTTTTCCCCAGATAAATCGCATGTTAGCAAACTCGGTTTCGAATTTGCAAAGCAATTAGTTCTGGATGAAAGGAACATTTCTCCTTTCCCTTTAGCGGCTCTGTTTGAGAGACGAAACTCACCGATTGAATCAGTGGGAATCATCCTTCAAGAGTTGACTAATAAGGATTGGCTCCCTGCCAAGAAATTGGTGTGGAGTCATTTCGTGGATTACTTTATGATAGTTCAGGGCTGGAACCGTCCGAGAATTCGGCAGTTCCTTCCTAAACTAAAGTTAGTAATCAGTCTTTTAAGGCATCTTCAGAGTAATGAGGATCTAGGTATCCCTTTAAGGGAATACGTAGCCTCAACTACGAAAGAAAAAGTTTCCTGGGTCCCGATGACTGCGCGCTTATACGCACAGTTCATTGCTGGTAACTCGGTTACTAATCTTTTTGAGGCTGCTGTTAAAAGAATTACTGATAAAACCAACAAACTTCCCTTAGGGGAGCTTGCGACCGAAATGGTCATGGCTATTACCAGTACACGAGATGGGGGGGTGGACTGCTTCGATTTAATCGAATCAGTCCCTTTTCTTCAGATTTATGGTCGAGCGGAGGAGAAATACCTCCAACTGATCAAGCCCAACATCGGTTCTCGTCTTATAAGGGACGGAACTGAAATGCGAGCTGCCTTAGGAAAAGTGGATATTCCACTATCAGATACTGATTTCTTCGTACGTCGTAGAGACATACTTGTAATTCAGGCTCTGAGGGCGGCTAAAGAGATGATTGCTCTAATTGATTCTCATAGAAAGTCCGTAAGGAACTACTATAGGAACCCAATAGGGGTTGCAAGACCTCTATAACCATGGTTGTTACCCTGTACGGGTGAAACCCGGGAGTTGCCTCGCTGGTTTTCCAGCTTGGGTAACTACCAGC